GTAAGGATCATCAGATAAAAAATGCAGATCATCACGGGCTTTGCGATAGTTTTCAGACCACGCCTCCTGATCCCGCTTTAGTCGTTCCTGCGCTGATTTGATAATATCTTCTGCCACTAGCCTGCCATACGTAACACACGCCATAATTGGCGATTTTCTCTGCGTCACGATGGCCAATATCCCTTTGCGGGCTTAACTGAGGCCTATCGAATTTGCTAATTGTACAATAAAAAAACCCCCCGCACAAGGCAGGGGGCTAAAGTTAATCTCAAACGCAGATAAATTAGTTAACGTCAGTCCATACACCATTGCCGCCAGCGACCTGCGCCCAAAGGTTTGCGCCTACAGCCTCAAGCGTGATCGAGCCGCCAATGTCAGTGCAACGGATAGCATCGCCAGCAGACGGTGCTAGTGTTACAACGCCAGTCGTGCCGTTCGTGGTGGATACAGAGCCGATCTGGTCAGTGCCATCAGCCGGGTTGATGTCGAAGTCATCAGCCGTTCCGCAAACAAACGTATAACGTGCGCCGAGGACTGTGGATGCCTCCGGCAGGGTCATAACGTCTGCGCTATCGGAAACAAACGTCTTTCCAGCCTGTGCAGCGGTGATTGCTACAGTCGTGCTTGCTACCTGATCTTGTTTGAAGCCAAAGAACTGATCTGCGCCATCGCCAGACAGGTCACCAGTTGCAGTGATGTCAGTGAACGCGCCAGCCTTGGCCGCGCCAATGCCGTAGATGTTCGTGCAGGTGATAAATCCCGCATCGCCGTCAGCATCGGTATCGAGGTTGTCAAGAGTGCCGTCTGCGTCATCATCCAGATCGTACATCGGAATGCGGCAGTTGCTGTCAAGACCAGATGCCGTTTCAGCAGTCGTATCATATACATTCAGTGTCGAGTGGTCGAAACCAGCGGCATAAGCAGCCGTGGCGATCATACAGAGAGCGAATGCTCCAATCATTACTTGTTTCTTCATTTTAGATTTTCCTTTGCAAAGGTTAATGTTTCGATTTAGGTATTGTACTCTAAAAATTATCGGGATTAAAGCCCCATGTATGAGCCTTGCCGCATAGGGATTTGCATGGGCGCTGATTTGACCGACAATGCGCCCTTGGCCAGCTTTGCTGCCTGCGCTGCATATCGCGCAGCATCAGCATAATGCGAAGTCCAATCATGACGCGGCTTGGATTTAAACACGCCGCGATCTTCATCCCATTCGTAAGCGTAGTTTTCCAAAGCGTGAATACCGTCCTTACATCCGTTCGCATCAAAAACGCTGAATTGCAGCGTCTGGCGCAAAAGCTCAATCCCCGGCGTGATGTCTGTTTCTCGTGTCAAGACGATATTCGGCAAACCCATTGAATAAAGCTGCTTTGAAACACTGTCGCCCCTAATATTTCCATGTGCCCCGTCATGAGGCAAATAGTGGCCGTTACGAGCGTAGTTATAGCCTTTGGCCTTGACGATTTTCGCATAGTGGTCAAGCTGCTCTCCGCTATTCTCATAGCACTCCAGCCAGCGCAATTCACGGCCAACGAATTGAAGCCAGAATATGGCGGTACTATCGCCGAAGCCCAAATCCCACGCCGTGAACACCTCACATGCCGGGTCATACGGCACGCGAGTTATGCGCCCATCCTCACGGGCTTTGTTGATCTGCTTGGCATAGACCGCCCCGCTGCGCCGCGTATCCGGCTCGCCCTCCCATATGTGCCTATATGCTTCAGGGTCTTCGCGCTCAAGCCTGTCCTTTTCTTTACGCAGCACATCTGGAAAAAACGGGTTATCTCGCCAAGAGATTTTTACAGCAATCACGTCAGGGTCTTGCTTGGAAATGAAACGGGCATATGTCGGATCTGTGACGTTTTTGACGTTCATCGAAACCCAGATTTCCGACCCCTCTTTTCGGATAGTCGGAATGACAATTTCCCATGAACCGTGGGAAACATTCTCGGCCTCTTCTATCCAAAGAATATCTGCCCCCTCTAAAGATTTAAGGTCGGTTGTGTTGTGCTTAAGCCCACGGAATTTAAATTCGCTGCCGTTCGCGCCGCGAATAACGGCCTCTTGAATATCATAAAAATCGGTCAGGCCGTGTTGCCTGATTATATCGGCCAGCAGTGTGTGAACGCTGTCTTTGATTGATTTCTGGATTTCACGGGCGCAAATAACGCGCATGGTCTTTTCCATGCCCATTACCAATAGCTGCCGGGCTATGGCATGGCTCTTTGCGCCGCCTCTGCCTCCGTAGCATATTTTATAGCGTTTCGGTTGGCGGAGAAATCGGAACGCTTTCGGAATCAATATATCTGACATTTACATTTTTCTCTATTGGTGCGCCATCCGCGCCAGTCAATTCCTGCCGCGCCAGCTTAGGAATGTGGTATTCGACTGTGTTCATGAAACAGTCATACGCCAGCTTCGGGTCTTTTTCGGCAATCGCGTCAAGCCATGATTGCAGGCGGTCTACATTGCCCTCGACAAACATGGCAATGGCTTCCCTTGCTTTTGTGGTTGATTTATTCGGTACGCCCTTTGGCCTGCCGTTAGGAATTGGCTGCCCATTGATCGGGCTTACTGGCCTCGGTTTATCATCGGTTTTATTCCCATTATCCATATGCGTCATTATAAACCATCTTGCACAAAAAGTAAACGCCAGCTTTTACACTGGCGCTTACCCAACCATGGGAAAACATGCATCGTCATATTGCCATTAAATGATCCCTGCGTCAAGAAGCTGCATGACCATTGCCACAGTGCCGTTAATTCTGGTTTTCCCTGTTTCGTAATTATACACTGTCATGCGCGTGATCTGTAGCAACTCGGCAAGCTCTGCGCGTGACATGTCCTTGGACAGGCGTATGGCCTTGAATTGAGCTGGGGTCATGATGCAATTCTTTCAAATAAATCAGCTGATTGTGATACGAGATTGTCGTCTTTCAGGTTTTTGATAGCCTGATTATAATAAGCTGGGTTTAATTCAGTTCCTATGAATTTCCTCTTATTCTGAAGTGTGACAACCCCCTCCGAACCCACACCCATGAACGGGGAATAGACAACATCCCCTTCATTAGTCCATAGCTTTATCGCCCTTTCGGTAATATTAAGCGGCATAGGGCAAAGGTGCTTTTCTGCCTTTTCATCTCGCGCCGATTTCACATTTAAGACATTAGTCGCCGGCATATCACCATCGCCATATCCTGATTTATTCAAATTCCACACATGACTTCCATACGGCAACGCAACATCTTCATTCTTAAACGGGGCACGCCATACGGGGCTTGCCAAGTCTTGCCATACACTAAGCGGCACGTTATTTTTAGGATGCAGAACGGGACTTACTAAATCCTCCTCACCATCCTTCGCCCACTTCCTAAACACCAAAACATATTCAGGCATGCCCACGCGGCAAAAACTAGCATCGGATTGGAAGTTTTTATAAAGCAGTCCATGTGCATTGGTTTTAGCACGCTCCAAAACAGGATCGCGGAATATTGTAATCCGGCAATGGAAGTCGAACCCTGCCCTGATATGCGCTTGCGTGCACATATCCGTAAAAGGCCTAATGCCGCTTGTTCCGTTTTCGCTACTGCCCTGATAATAAACAAGGTCTTTTACATGGATTGCCGATAACCTCCCAGGGCGGGTGAAACGGTATTTTTCCCGAATGAGATATGAGTATTGCTCAATAAATTCTGCATCGCTCTCCACATTGCCCATGTCGGCAACGCTCTCGCTGTAGACATACAGGCTTGAAAACGGCGGACTGTAAACCGTAAAATCTATTGAATTGTCAGGTAGGTTTTTGCTGAACTCTACGCAATCAGAAAGATACGCGCTAAAATTTTCACCCTCATATTGATCTATTACAGACATATTTCTATCCTTTCAGGAATGTTGGAAGTTTCGGTTTTTGATTGCCTTCATAAGCGTGTTTTACGGTTTTAGTGATGACCTCGCGCTTCATAGCTTCGGCCATTTCGGTTTTCATGTTTTCATGGTCTTTCATTTTGCGCTGTATAACGTTATATATTTGCGCTTCGGTATCGGACATTACGATATGCGATTCAACGGCGTTTTTTTGTCCGAATCTCCAAAAGCGCCGAATGGCTTGATAGTACTGCTCATAAGAAAACGATAGACCTATGAATGCTGTTTTGTGGCAATGTTGCCAATTCAATCCAAACCCAGCTAATTTCGGCTTTGTAATCAGGCGTTTGATTTCACCAGCTGAAAACGCCACAAGCAATTCCTCTTTCAATTCTGATTTCATACTGCCCCTGATTTCCACCGCGTCAGGGATTTCAGCAAGAAGTGCGTCAGCTTCGTAGTCCGTATCGCACCATATTGCCCATGTGTCATCAGGTGTAAGGATTTCTGCAACGCGCATCGCCCGCTGTTGAGCTGTTAATCTTTTTTCATTGTGAATAGAAGTTGCAGATGTTTCCGGTATTCTGAACAAAAGATCGCCAGTATTGCACGATATGTCAGCTTCAACGATATGCTTTATTGTTTTCAATTCTGGCAGGACAAAACCATCATCCGAATAACCAAGATCGCTTGGCCTTGTGGCGCACCTAGCCCAACTTGCAACCCAGCTCCAGAAGTCTTTAACCGCATAACCTTTCAGGCGATACTTTCCCATTTGTTCCTGATCTGAAATAAAGAACCGCGCCAGCATCTCATTAGAATCCATCGCGCCAAGGAATTGAGAATGCTGGCCTAGCTCCATATGGTCATTCGGACTTGGCGTTGCAGTAGCAGCTAATTTCCATTTGTGCCTATCCCATGCCGCCATTAGTTTACGGGTCGTCGCGCCATTGTAGTTTTTAATTATTGAAGATTCATCAAGGATAACGCCCGCGTAATCCGAAGGGTCAAATTTGTGCATGTTATCGTAGTTTGTAATATTTATACCGTTAACGCGGTCTTGCGGTTCGCGAATAAACTTTACTTCAGCATCAATATTAAATTTCGCGGCTTCCTTCGCATGTTGCTGGCCAACGGCAAGCGGGGCAAGCATTAACACTGGCTTATTCTCAAGCTGATTTACAATTCGTCCATATTCAAGACTAACGATTGATTTTCCCAGACCAGTATCAAGGAATGCGGCGCTGCGACCGCATTTTAAATGGAACTGGACGCAATCGCGTTGGTAATCAAACAGGCTCTTGTTTAATTCCCCAATATAATCAGTTCCAGAATATTGCGTGGCAATTTTTTTTGTTTTTAGAAAGTCCTGATATTCCATTTATCTCTCCACAATCTTAACTGATTTAACCAATCGCACCGATTCGTACCTGTGTTTTAAAAGCGCGGCCTGATACTCGTCATACCCTGTATGAATATCTTTGGTGTCATCAGCCCAATTCAATGATGGGTGCGCGTGCCACGTTACTTCAATGTCGTATTTCTTCATCCCGGCCTCCGTGGTGGTGGAACAAAGCGCGGGTTATAATCCTGCTCCTCAATGATCCCATCCATGTAGTTGATTATTTCCTCTTGGCTGCACCGTGAATGCGTTGTTTCCTGATTGGTGCGGTCATATACCGCCAGCTTATGATCCGCAGCCCACAGCCCTAAAATCAGGGCAAGCGTAGGGATTGCGTATGCCAGCGGGACTTTGCGTTTGCGTTTGTGCCAGATCATTTCTGCCTCGCTTCCAGCATTGCATCCGCGTACGCGTAAGCATCTTGTGCAGTTTCTAAAACAAATCCTTTGATCATATCGCCAGCATCGGTACTACCAGCACAATAATGGTCTGAGTACGACAAAAAGCCCTGTAAGGCCATGCCCGCAAACCAGTCACGAAGGGACATACCCTCGCTCTGTGGCGCGTAAACGTAACCGTCCATATCAGAGGCGTTTGGGATCGGAAACGCTGGCCCTCCATCGTTTTGTTTGCTCATTTTTCCCGCCATATCAGCGAGTGGTGAATTATCTTGGGTCATTGTGTTTCCTCCTTGGCGTTGTTAGGCTGCAAGCC